GCTCGCATCATTGAATTGCGAAAGGCGGGGCTGGACATTGAAACGGTCACCGAAACCCGCAACGGCAAGAAATACGCCCGTTATGTGTTGCGCGGACAGGCCGAGTTATTCGCGTGAACTTACGCAAACAAGCCAAGGGCCGAGGCTGCACGGTACGCCTGCCGGGCGTATGCAACCACAACAGCGAAACCGTGGTGCTAGCGCATATACGAATGCCCGGTGTAAGCGGTATGGGGCTAAAGGCTGACGATCTACTGGGAGCGTGGGCGTGTAGCGCGTGCCACGACGCAATCGACCGCAGGGCGCATACTGACCTTGACCGCGACTATGTGCGCCTAGCGCATCTTGAGGGGATGGTTAGAACCATTGCACAACTACGTGCTGAGGACATCGTATGATCGATGAGTGGGAACAGGAATGGGATCGTATGACTCACACTTCGACCGAATACAAAAGAGAGATTCGAGAAATGCGCGAACGTATATATCACTACCTCAAGCGCATTGCGGAACTAGAGGCCGAGGTGCATGAGTTACGCGCAAAGGACAGTCGGTGGGTGCAAGAACCATGAGTTTTTGGGTAGATACGCCGTATGTCACGGCCTACGTTCGTAACGAGTTTTTATACGACCAGCAAAGCGGTCACGGTGAGTTTACAGAATGTACCGTGTTTGGATTTCGCGCAGAGCCGATGCGGGTGCCGATGTTTCAGATTATGACGGCACAGGGGGCGCAGTGGGCGCGCATCCCTATCCACGCCTTATGTTCTAAGCCATGCCCTGCTATAAGCCTTCAGATTGCGTGCTGGTGGGACTCATTTAGCCGGTTCTGCGAGGCGCGCGAGGTGCAGTTCCTGCGTAACCACCGGGTACAGGCTATTGGACGCGATGGCGTCAAGCGCCCGGGCGTGTACCAGTTTTCGGTGTTCTGGGCCAACGGCGGTTGGTCAGAAATCAGCGACCAAAGCAAGGATCATCACATTATCGCCTTAGACAACGGGCAATGGATTGCGTACCCCAACAACAGGTTGTTGTGGGTAGACCCGTCTTGGATTAACGGAGACGTTCCAAGGGATTGGAAGTCACCATCAACGTCCTACAGCGTGGAGGCCATGCCGTGAAACGACTTATAAACGCATTAGAACGGTTTTTAACCCGTTACAGTACGTATGACTGGAGGCACGTACCGCCGCCCGAATGGGCTGCCAAGCGTTCTGGCGTAGAGATTTGGTGAGGGGTCGTCTAAAGGCAGGACACGGGATTTTGATTCCCGTTATCTAGGTTCGAGTCCTAGCCCCTCAGCCATATACAGCGCACGTTCGTCTCGACGTCGTTTGACAAGACCGGGCAATACACGCCCAGCCGCCTTCGTCCACTTCATGAATTCGTCAGCCGCTTCTTCAAAGTCACCCCGGTTGGTCTTCATCCGCAACCCAGAGCGTTGCAGATTGCCCAACCCTACATTGAAAGCAAAGGAAACGAGAGCGTCAAACCGGCCTTGATGACCAAGAGCAGCAGGGCAAAGTCGGGCCACGCCGCGCTCAAACCGGCCAAGGTCTTGAGCAAGGATAGCGTCCACCTCTCCCATCGTGAGGGTGCGATCCCAGCCGTCGGGTATCTGTAAATTTCGTCGCTCCTCATACTTCACCGCCGCATGGGTCGGATCAATCACATGGCCCACGCCCACCGTCCACAACAGCGCCGGACAACGGTAAGGCTTAGTCCTCACCCCTTCGTGGTGCTTTACAAGTTTAATCAGTTCAGGGCTAACCTTCACTTTTGCGAGAACGCTCTGCCACCAAAATGGAACGCAATAATGGACGCCAGAATTGCCATCTCATCGTCGCTAAATACGTTTTCCATCGCAATCGCAAAGGGAATGCCGGTTGTGTAGGCATACCAAACGCCAGCCACGTTCAACGCGACCAACTCCAGCACGAAAATGTACGTCACGACAGGGCGGACGCTGGCTCGCAGGTTAATCATCCACTGACTCGCACCCTTGCCAATCTCAATGTCGTGGTTGTACAGGGCTTGGCGTTCCTCGCCAGCCGTCTGCGTCTGGATTTGCTCCAGTTTGATCTCCTCAACCCGTGCCTGCGCGATAAACCCACGCTCTGCAAGGGCCAACTCACGCTCTTTCTGGGCTGCGACAAGAGCCAGTTCATGCTTCTTGTCCTGCCGGTCTTGGAAGATTTGCAGAATCTTGGGCAGTCCACCCGCAAGGAACGATAAAAACGTGCTAATCATGGTCATCATTCCCAATTACTCCTTTCGGCCTTTATTGATTAGATCAAACAAAGACTTCACCTTTTCCTCAAGCACAGCAACACGCAAGTCAAGTTTAGACAGAACGATAATTAGCGTAATCAGCGCCAGAATAACGGGCCAAGCACGAGTGAATATCTCAAAGATGTCCATTACTTGCTTCGCTCCTCCATCAGTTTGACGCGCACCTGCAAGTCATGGATGTCCTCCATGATGTCGTCTTTCAATTCTTGACGACGGGCCGCGCTTAATGGGCTATCGGTAGGTACACCTTCAGGCGTAATCAACGCGGGCATCTTGCTCTCAACCGACATCAGACGATTGTTGAACGATGCAATTTCCGTGAGCAGCCAACCGACAGCGGCCAGCAGCACTGGGAACAACATATCCACAATCTTCTGCATGTTCACTTCTGCAATGCCTCCAGCAACAGCATACCCATGCTGCCCAACGCGCCTAACAGGATGACGATGATGACACCGCCAACCTTCAGTACCAGTTGCTCCAGACGCTTCAGCCGCGCGTGGATAGCGTCGTAACGCACCGCGCAGACATCAATGTGAGAGGTCACAGTCACCTCAAGGTCTTGGACTGACGACATCACACACTCCACGGAATTGATTTGTCTTGTTTGTTCTCAAATCGGTCGAAGATTAATCGCAGCATGGGTTTAATCTTGTCCATGTCACGCCCATCCCCTTACCGGATTTTGCGGAAACACTTGATACGCTTCCAACTCGGGTGCTGCATCCACGACCCGCACGTTGGCGTGATACCCCTGCACCGGAGCCATCACGGGAGCCTCAATTCCATCGTCGTCAACAACGACCTCGCCCGTCGGCTTATACACCGTGCCGATGAGGTCAATCGCAAGGTACTTGGGGACTTCGTTTGCCTCTTCGCCCTCTGCTCGATACAGCACCGCCTTTGCTGCGGCTTCGGAGTCAAACTTGAGGTGATAGTCAATATACATGATAGTTCCTCTTAACCTGTTAAAGCCTGAAGTTGGGCGTTGGTAACGCGAACGGGGTAGTAGGCGATGCGGCGGATGGTGCCGTTAAGAAAATCTGCTGCTGCGGCTTGCCTTCCAATTCCAAGAGTTGTTAGCCCAGTGGGAACGTTCCCAGAAGTATCAGTGCTAGCAGCGGCGCCATTTACAGAAGCAGCAAAATTGTTTGTTGCGTAACCCAGTGCAATTTTATTTATGTTTGTTTGAGTTACTCCATTAGCCCCAACATCTGCAACGACACTGCCTGACGTAGTAACAACGCCATAAAGCCTTGATGTGTCGGATCGCCAAATGGTTCCGATAACATTGTTGACGGAGCCATCGTTTATGTTTGCTATTCGCGGAAATGTGACAGCGGATTGCCCCGGAAGGTTAATGCTTTCCGAAAACAACGTCCCCTCCACCGCGTTATACCAACTGCTGAAGTTCGTCCCCGTCATGCTGGCTGCGTCTGCGTTGCGCGTCAGGGCGGTGGTGGTCGTTGGAATAACGCTCGTGGCAAAGGCACCAAGTTCTAGTTGAGGCAGGCCAATGCGGAGGGTGATGTCTGCGGCAGCAGCAAAATTGACCCTGACTCTTGCCCATTCAAATGCGGTTGAAGCATTGGTGTTAGTTCGGGTTTGGGTAACTCTTTGCGTTGACAATGCAGCAGATGTTGGCACAAAGGTCGCGCTGTCTGCGCCTGCCAAAAAGTTTCCACCAGAACCATTTTCTATAATGGATGTTTGAACCGTTACGTTGTTTAAACTTCCGCCCGCCAGTTTTACGAAAAAGGAAGCCGTCCAAGTCTGCCCGTTTGCCGCAGGCACACCCGTAGAAGAATCCGCATAGATTGTGGCATTAAACGCGCCAGACGCCACAAACCTAACGTCAATGTAGGCAATCCCGTTTTCTGTTCCGATTCCTACAATTTCTCTAGACGTAAGGTTTCCGGTGGCTGTTGAAATGAGCCAATTCGTCGGAGCAGTCCCCGGCGTACCCGCTACCGCACCCACCATCGTGTTGTTGCGGATGGAGTTCGTCCGCTGCTCCTCGATCAGCAAGCCCTGCGCGGCGAGAGTAGATGGATCGTAGTCAAATCGGGCTACGTTGTTATTCGCCGTCGTCAGCACTCCCAACGAGTTAAAGTACGTCGCAGTCGTTGATCGCGAAAACGTCACTCGCGGGTCGAGTTTGCCCGCATTCGCAAAGTCCAACAGCAGAGTCGGAGTCAAGTTGGGGAAATTGTTTTGAATTGCCATGATTACGCTCCGAAAATTTCGATGAGGAATCGCCCTGCCGTGTAAGTGGCGTTCGCCGTACCTTGACCCACCAGATACAAGTAAGTGTTCGCAGCCGGGTTCGCAGCAAAGTACGTCACCGTGCTGATGGTTTGAGACCCCGCGTTAATAATCTGCGTTTCTGTCAGCGCCGTGATTGCCTGATCCT